TAAAGTAAAGGCCCTTGATGACATGGGTTTGAAGAATTCAGAGTTTGATAATCTAAATGATATGTTCGGTGTTTCCAACACTAATAGTGTTAAGGAAAGTAAACTAATGGATATGTTAAACGATGACCTTTGGGATGGTATTGACGATGATGAGTTCTAATGACCCGTATTGGGATTTAATGTATCACATATCACCAGATACAATGTTATTGATGATTGATTTCATCGAAGATTGGGTTATAAATGAAAAACCTGAAATATCATTAATGGAGGCTTGTTTCCTTACAAACAATATAGGAGTTGCATAATGAAAATTACATTACAAGAAATTTTAAATAAATTAAGAAATATAGAAACTTCTGCGATGGATGCTTATTATCAAATACCTGAAACAGATGAAAATGAAAACGCCAGAAGTTATTCTGATGGTGTAAGGTATGAGATTAATAAATTGATTGAAGAAGTAAAAGAAATTAATAATCAAGGATATACAATATCGTGAGTAGATATATAGATTACCCCGAAAAATTAAACAAGGTTCGTAGACAACTGAACCATATACTAAATGACCATAGATATTATCAACCAGATAGTGTGAGGGAATTTACTATCTCGATGTACAACGCGTTTGGTAAAAGAAGAATAACTGCTAGTATGCAACTCTCAATGGAAAACCTTATTACAAAATATGTAGAGTGGCAGAAAACAGAAAACAAATTAGAAAAGTATCAAAAGTTAGAAAATATTAAAGATGGTCAATACAAAATCAATTTGATTAGAACTTTATTAAATGGCTGTGGATACCAACCAACATATGTAATTCGTAGTACAGAGTTTTTAGATTCAGTAGAAAAACAATTAAGATTTAATGGTATGTTAAGTGTAAAACAAAGAAAAGCTTTGAACCAAATGTATAAAAGATTTAAAAAGAAATGTGAATCTCGTGGTATTACAGATGTACGAGTAGAAGAAAGGTTAATGTCAATTGAAAAATAATTATTAAAAAAAATTACATTTTCAGATTTGTATCTGATATATATGTATATATGATATTGATTGATGTATAATATTCAACAATATCTAACTTGAACAAATGTATTGATGTAGGATATTCAATACAATTAATATAGGAGATTAGCAAATGGCTAAATTACAATCTAAAAATCTGATAATCACATCAGATGTATATAAATCATTCAAGGGTGCAGGGTATGGAGCTGCATATAACGCACTTGAGGATGCAGTCGATAACTGTTTTATTGGATTAGATGACCCAAGATTGCCTGAAGACCATGTCAGAGAGGTAGTTATTGAGTTTTTTGCTCCAAACGGAAACACAATACCAGATACTATTAAAATTTATGATAATGGTATTGGTATGAGTAAAGATACCGTATCAACAAAGTTGTATGTTACTACAGCAGTTGATGCAAAAACCAAAATAGTAAATGGTGGAACTTCAAGATGGGGATTGGGATATAACCAATTCACTAATTATCTTGGTGAACCAGGTAGAGTTGTAACAAGTGAGGTAGGTTTGGAAAATGGATTCGAATCATCAGTTGTTTACAATGATGGTGAAGTTCCTAAAATGGAAGTATTGGATTTATCAGATAAACAAGTAGAACTTGAATTATCACCAGTAAATTCAACTCATGGTACAATGGTTGAGATAACCAATGTCAATACTTCCAAATTCGTCAAAGAATGGTGGAATCCATCTAAGAACACTTGGTATCGTTCAATGCAGAACAGATACAATCGCTTACTCAAAAGTGGTAAAGTAAAAATTACCTGGAAACTTCACAAATCTAATAAAACATTAGAGAGAATTTTAGAACCAGGTGAGTTTTTCTTAAACAATCGTGATGTTCAAGATGATTCTTGGAAAACACCAGGTGTTAGTTATGAAAATACACAAAACAACACTTGGAACATTATTACAAAATGGGGGTATACTGATTATCTCGATGATGATAAGATAGTACCTACCAAGACTCAATTTGATGTTAAAATAGGTAGACACCTTTCTGCCATTGAAACAGAAATTGTATCAAATCTTGGAAATCGTAATTTATTAACAAAAAATTATGCTCCAAGTGCAGTACCAACATATTATGTTTATCAAAATGATATTTTATTAGGTACTATCAAATTAAAGGCATCTGAAAGAGATGGTGGTTTGGCACATCTTAATGGTTTATTTGTTGAGATTGATGTACCTAAAGATTACATCATACCTACCAACACTACAAAAAATGGTTTTGATACCGCATTTGTAGATGAGTTAAAAAGACAAATGAAGCCTTGGATTGAAACTCATAAGGGTTTTGAACCTGCAGATGTTAAAGAAACACAATGGCATGATGCATTTGATGAACAAATGAGAGTTGAGGGTGTAGTAGGTGATGCACTTCGTAAGTTGGTTTATGGTAAAGATATTTCAGTTGAAGATATCAAATCTAATCAATCTCACGAAAAACAAATCGTATCATCAAAACCTGATTTCACTTATGAAGATGATGATTTTATTTCATTAGTAGAAATCAAAGATGAGATTGCTAGTACTGATGTAGTATCACAAGTTGCACGATACTATATGAATCGTGGTGGTAAGGTTGATAGAATCGTTGTGGTGGCACGAGGGTTCAAAGATAATGTAAAAAATGAATTTGGTGATTGGAATAAAAATTTCAATGCTGAATTTATTTGTATTGATTTTTCACAATTGATGATTGATGAGAATAAAGTACAAGAAATTGCTACCAAAAATCAGAAAAAAAATCAAGAAAATATAAAATAAATTACATTTTCAGATTTTATATACATATATATTAATGTATAAAGTTATTTGACAATTGAGAAATCGGAAAGTACAGAGAGTAATTAACTCTGTATGGGATTGGCTGAATAATGGGTAGACTTCGGAAGCCCATAAAGCAATCTGAGATTAGTTCGTGGTGAACCTACAAAGCCGAATGGTAGAGTAGTTGAGACATCAATAATCTAATGTACTTGAAGAATAAAAACAGATAAGCGATTCTGTTGACCTTGTTGTGGGTAAGGGTAATACTGAAATCCCACTTTATGGCTGAATTAATCTAAACTCAGAGAGATAAAGCAATAATACAGAGGTTGTACTCACTTCAATGAGATTAACCATCTTGAGAAGAATCATCGTAACTGATGGGTATTAGGTACAAGGTATAAAAAATCTGAGCTTTAAGTTGTGAGTACTCGCAAATCTCACATCCCCAAGATTTCCAATTTAAATTATTTAAAAAATGGCCACACGATTTTTAGTTTCCACTATACTACAAACTTAAAAACAAGATGGCCATTTTTTTTTTTGAAAATATGAAAAAAGATTACATTTTTATTAATAAAGGTTATACTTATTATTGTATCGGAAAATGATACCATTAATAAATAAACAATAAACATAAACAAATGAGGAGTTAAGTAATGGACTTAAATGCAATTAAAAAACGACTAAATCAGTTACAAACCACAAACAATCGTACTTCCAGTCTTTGGAAACCACAACCAGGTAAAACTCAAATTAGAATCGTTCCTTATGCATTCAATAAAGATAATCCTTTTATTGAACTTTTCTTTCACTACAATCTGAACAATCGTTCTTATCTTTCACCAATTTCTTTTGGTAGACCAGACCCTATTGAAGAGTTTGCTCAAAAACTAAAAGCAAGTGGTAGTAAAGAAGACTATCAGTTATCAAGAAAACTTGAGGCTAAAATGAGAACTTTTGCTCCAGTTATTGTAAGAGGTGAGGAAAAACAAGGAGTGAAGTTTTGGGGATTTGGAAAGACAGTTTATCAAGAACTACTTTCTATTATCGCAGACCCTGATTATGGAGATATCACCGACCCAGTAAATGGTCGTGATGTTGTTGTTGAGTTTATCTCAGCAGAAGAGACAGGTGCTAGTTATCCAAAAACTAACATTCGTGTTAAACCTAATCAAACACCAATTTCAGATGAACCAGAAGTTCTTGAGTTGGTAAAAACACAACAAGATATTAAGGAAATCTATCAAGAGTTATCTTATGATGACCTTACTGATGTGTTGAATGAGTGGTTGAATCCAAGTGATGATGATGATGAAGAAGAAAAAGAAGAATCAGTTTCTGCTTCAGAAATCTCAAGTGCAAAATCAGTAAGTAATACTGGTGATGCCTTTGATGAATTATTCAATTCATAAATTATAACAAATATATGGGAGTCATCTATTGTGGCTCCCATTATTAACTTAGGAGATTAGGATGGCATCAGTAAACGATGTGTTGGCCAATACTCTGGCCGATAGTTTAAATAAAAAGTTCAAAGATACAAAAGTTGCATACTTTCTTGATGGAAGTGATTCAACACCTACTGATATTAAGGATTTTATATCCACAGGTAGTTCTATGTTAGATTTGGCAATATCAAACAAACCAAATGGTGGTATTGCAGTTGGTAGAATTACTGAAATCAATGGTTTAGAATCAAGTGGAAAATCTCTACTTGGTGCTCATATCCTTGCAGAAACTCAAAAGAAAGGTGGAGTTGCAGTATACATAGATACTGAGACTTCTGTTTCTCAAGAGTTCATGGATGTGATTGGAATTGATATGAGTAAGATGTTGTATCTACATTTAGAGACTGTAGAAGATATCTTTGAAGCGATTGAAGAAATCGTAACTAAAGTAAGAGAATCAGATAAAGATAGGTTAGTAACTATTCTTGTAGATTCACTTGCTGCTGCTACTACGAAAGTAGAGTTAGAAGCTGATTTTGATAAAGATGGTTGGGCAACTGCAAAGGCAATCATTATATCAAAGGCAATGAGAAAGATTACTCAAATGATTGGTAGACAAAAAGTTGCATTAGTGTTTACTAATCAGTTAAGACAAAAATTAGGTGTGATGTTTGGAGACCCTTGGACAACAAGTGGTGGAAAGGCATTACCATTTCACGCATCTACTCGTATTCGATTAAAGAACATGGGACAGATAAAAGATACAGGTAAAAATGTATTGGGTATGAAATGTAGAGCACAGATTGTTAAGAATCGTTTAGGCCCACCTTTACGACATGCAGATTATGATATGTACTTCGATAGAGGTATTGATAACTATGGTGCATGGTTGACTGTGTTGAAAGAACATAAGTTAGTAAAGACAGGTGGTGCTTGGTATACTCTTACAGACCAGAATGGTAAAGACCATAAGTTCCTATCAAAAGATTGGGAAGATTTGATTACCAGTGATGATGAACTACGAGAGTATGTATACAAAATCATTTGTGATAAGGTTATATTACAATACAAAGAAAAACTTGGTATTGATGATGTAGAGTTCACAGATGAGGTTCTTGGTGACTAAGAAGAAATACATATCAATACTTGAGGAGATTAAGAAATCTGGCGGTAAAATAGATAGTGGTGAACCAAACGACTCGGTTTTACTCATAGACGGATTGAATACTTTTATTAGAGTGTTCACCGCGATACCTACTACTAATGAGGATGGTATTCACATTGGTGGAATAGTAGGTTTTTTAAGGTCAATTGGTTATGCTATAAATATGGTTAGGCCAACCCGCACTATCATCGTGTTTGATGGTAAGGGTGGGTCTAACCGCCGTAGAAAGATTTTTCCTGAATATAAGGCAGGAAGAAAAATGTCCTTAAGGTTAAATCGTCATACAGATGTTTCTCTTACAAGAGAAGAAGAACATAAAATGATGATTGCTCAGTTGAATAGGTTAATAGAGTATCTTGAGTGTTTACCATTAACCATAACCACAATGGATAATATTGAGGCCGATGATGTTATTGGATATTCATCAAAACATGTCTTCAAAGATAAATGTACGATTATGTCTACTGATAAAGATTTCTTACAATTAGTAGATGAAAGAATCAGAGTATGGTCACCAACAAAAAAGAAAATGTATGATGAAGAAAAAATCTTAAATGAGTATGGAATCAATTCCAAAAACTTTTTATTATACAGAATGATGGATGGTGATAAATCTGATGGGATACCAGGTATCAAAGGTGCTGGACAAAAAACATTATTAAAAATATTCCCTTGGCTTGAATCACCACACAAATATACACTTGATGATTTGATAAAAAGTTCTGTACCAAAACAAAAACAATTTAAATTATGTACTGAAATTGTAAACTCAAAAGAACAATTAGAGATGAATAAATTGTTAATGGATTTAGATGATTTAAATATATCAGGTAGTAGTAAATTAAAAATACAAGAAATAATGGAGAAACCAATTCAAAGAATTATTAAACATAAATTTCAAAGAATGTTCTTGGAAGATAAGATGTATACTGCCCTACCTAATCTTGAGAGTTGGTTAACAACAACATTCAATAGATTGAATCAGATGGCGGAGAAAACTCATGGGTAGAAAGAGAAAATACTTCACCGAAAAAGAGAGACGAGATGCTCAAAGAAAGTGGCAAATGGAACATTACAAACGAAATGCAGAAGAGATAAGGGCAAAGGCACGACAAAGATATCGTGATAAGAAAAGAAATGAAATTTATGATAAAAAATATCGTGATTTATACAGCAATCTTGATACTTAATAATAGGTTATAATGAGTGAATCTTTAATACAATACGGAACAAATTTTCAAAGTAAAATCTTGACATCATTATTGGTTGATGTTAAGTATACTAAAACTATTTTAGATATCTTAGAAATAAATTACTTCGATTCAGATAGTAATAAATTCATCATAAAATCCATCAAGGATTATTTCAAAAAATATAAAACCACACCAACAATGGAGGCATTAAAGGTTCTCGTAGATGATGTAGATAATGATGTGTTGAAAACATCTATCGTGGATAGTTTAAGAAATGCCTGGCAACATAGAGAATCACCAGATTTAGATTTTGTAAAAGAGAAATCTCTTGAGTTCTGTAAGAATCAAGTTGTAAAGAATGCAATCATGGAATCAGTTGAGTTATTAGAATCTCAAAGATATGATGAGATAAAAACACTTATAGATGATGCAATGAAGGCAGGTGTTGAAACTGATATAGGACACGAATACATTACGGGTTTGGAAGAAAGATTAACTAAACAATCAAGAAATACATTACCAACAAAATGGGATAGTATAAATGAATTAATGGATGGTGGATTGGCAGGTGGTGAACTTGGAGTTATAGTTGCTCCCGCTGGTATTGGTAAGAGTTGGACACTTCAAGCTCTTGGAGCTGAAGCAGTTGCCAAAGGTAAGACTGTAGTTCATTATACATTAGAGTTAAATGCTCAGTATGTGGGATTAAGATATGATACAATAGTAAGTGGACAGCCAACAGGTAACTTACAATATTATAAAGAAGAAGTACAACAAAAGATTTCAAAGTTAAAGGGTGAGTTGATAATAAAATACTATCCAACAAGAACCGCGAGTGTAAATACTCTTGCCGCACATTTACAACAATGTGAGATGAGAGGATTAAAACCAGATTTAGTGATTGTGGATTATGCAGATATTATGAAATCCACTCAACATTTTAATGAAAAACGACATCAGTTAGGACATATTTATGAGGAGTTAAGAGGTATGGCGGGAGAGTTTGATATACCAGTATGGACTGCATCACAGGCAAATCGTTCTGCTCTTGAAGAGGATGTAATTGGAGCTGATAAAGTATCAGAAGACTATTCAAAGGTTATGACAGCAGATTTTGTTATGAGTATGAGTAGAAAAGTAGAAGATAAGATTGCTAATACAGGTCGTTTTCATGTTATTAAAAATAGATTTGGGCCAGATGGAATAACCTTTCCAGCAACCATTAATACCAATACAGGTTTCATTCAGATTTATGAAACCAACACACAAGGTGGTAAAGAAGTACAAGGTAAAATGAATAATGCAGATGAGTATATTCGTAAAACCTTAGCACAAAAGAAGAAAGATTTCGATGGAGATGGATTCGAATAAAACTTCGAAAAAAATTCTACGAAAAAATTAAAAAGTTTGTATATATTTGAAATATTCCACTATATATACAGTACTTAATTATGACAGAAAATTATAGACAAGTTTACAAATAAGGAGTTTGTTACAATGGGAAAACACAAGTTTAAGTTATCAGAGAATTTTGTAAGTAAGTACAAAAGAAAAAAAGCACCTTTCGGTTTTAATGGATTGGGTGAGTTAGTTTATATGCGAACCTATTCTCGTATTAAAGAAAATGGAAAAAATGAAAGATGGTGGGAAACCGTCCAAAGAGTAGTT